TTGCAAAATGATTTTAAATTGCAAACAGAAGGTTTGTTAGAATTGCAATCTAAGACCCAACAGTATGAACAAGAAATGCAACGCTACTTAGATGTTTTTAAAAGACATGATTTAAGTAAGTTAGCTTTTGCAAAACCCGGTTTAATAGAACCCAGAGTAAATAAAGGAACTAAAAATGTATTTGAAAGTATTGAAGAGATCAGTCGTAATATTGATGTCCTTGATGATGGTTTACAGTTGCAGTCTAATACCGACTAAGCAAGTAGAAATAATAAGCAAACCATTAGAAAGAACTATTGTTCAACCTATCTTACCAAGAGAGATAGATTTAAAAGAACCTTATTGGTATGTAGTATCTACTAAAAATCTTCAAGAGTTCTTAGCTACTATAGAGAAAGATCAAGGCAAGGTTGTATTCTTAGCTATGTCTGTACCAGACTATGAATTAATGTCTTATAACACTCAAGAGTTGAAGAGGTATATAAATGAACTTAAAGAAGTTGTGGTGTACTATCGAAAAGTTACGACTAATAAATCGGGAGAATAATATGAACATTTCAAAAGAAGGAGTAGCTTTAATTAAAAAATATGAAGGTTGCGAGTTAGAAGCTTATCTTTGTCCTGCAGGTGTTTTAACTATTGCATATGGCAGAACCAAAAATGTTAAGGAAAATGATGTATGCACTTATGCTGAAGCAGAAGAATGGCTTGAAGAAGAACTTACTGAGTATGAGGATTATGTAAAAAAATTAGTTAAAGTATCTTTAGAGCAAAATCAATTTGATGCTTTAGTTTGCTGGACTTATAACCTTGGTCCTACAAATCTTAAGAAATCTACTTTGTTAAAACTTTTAAATGCAGGTGATTATCATACTGTGCCAAATCAAATGAAGCGTTGGAATAAAAGCAATGGTGAAGTTTTAGAGGGTTTGATTAGAAGAAGAGAAGCAGAAGCTTTGCTTTTTGAAGGCGAAGAGTGGGAGAAAGTATAGATGCCTTTGGTTAAGTTTCAGTTCAAACCCGGAATTAACAAAGAAGTAACTGCTTATGCAAATGATGGTGGCTGGTTAGATTCAGACAAGGTTAGATTTAGATTAGGTCGCCCAGAAAAAATAGGCGGTTGGGCAAAAAATTCACCTAATACTTTTGATGGCACTTGTCGTGCTATACATACTTACAAAGACACGGACTTAACTCATTATAATATTTTAGGTACACATCAAAAATTATATGTGCAAGAAGGTGATACTTTTTATGACGTAACTGCAGTTAGAAATACAACTTCTGCAGGCGATGTTACTTTTGCTATTTCAAATGGCTCTTCTACTTTAACAGTAAATGATACTAGTCATGGTTGTAATCCCGGAGATTTTGTTAGATTTAGAGCTGCAACAAGTTTAGGCGGTAATGTAACTGCAGCCGTTTTAAATACTGAGCATCAGGTCTTAGCTAATGTTAATGCAAACTCCTACACTATAGCACTTAGCGTAACTGCAAATGGTTCTGATAGTGGTAATGGAGGCAGTAGTACGGCTGGTCAGTATTATATAAATGCAGGTCTTGACAACTATGTACAAGGTACTGGTTGGGGTGCAAGCACATGGAGTGATGGTACATTTGGTAGCACTAGTCCAGTAGCTGTAAATAATCAATTACGTTTATGGTCGCTAGATAATTTTGGTGTAGATATGGTAGCTATTCCTAGAGGCGGTCCATTATATGTTTGGCAAAGCACTAATGGTACAAGTGCTGGTACAACAGGCAATGGTTTCTTTGATGCAAATCGAACAGTATTAGCTAGTTCTTTAGCTGGTGCTACTAATTGTCCTTTAGCTGCTTTACAAGTTATGACTTCAGATGTCGATAGACATATCTTAGCTTTTGGTTGCAATCCTATAGGCACTTCAACTATTGATCCTTTATTTGTAAGATGGTCTGATTCAGAAAGTTTAGTTGATTGGACACCATCTGCTACTAATTCATCAGGTGGTGTAAAGTTATCATCAGGTAGTCAAATTGTCGGAGCAATTAAATCACGACAAGAAACTTTAGTATTCACTGATGCTAGTATATTTTCTATGCGATTTGTTGGCTCTCCATTTTATTTTTCTTTTAACGAGATAGCTAGTGGTATAGGCATGATAGCTCCTAAAGCTGGTGTATCTATAGGTAACATAGTTTATTTTATGGATGACGGAGCTTTTTATCGTGCTTCAGGTAATGTAGAAAGATTGCCTTGTACAGTTTTAGATTATGTATTTAGCGATATTAATAAGTCTGCAGCATTTAAAATATTTGCAGCAAACAATATTGAACACAGTGAAATACTGTGGTTTTATCCTTCAACTTCTAGTACAGAAATAAACAGATACGTCTCTTTTAACTACGCAGAAAATGTTTGGACAGTAGGCACAACCTCAGACAACTTTACTAGAACTGCTTGGAATCCTGCACCAAGTTTAAGTTTTCCATTAGCTACAGGTAAATTAGATACATCCGATAAAAATTATTTATACAACCATGAGTCAGGTAATTTAGGAGATGGCACAGCTTTTGGTGCATTCATAGAATCTGCCGACATAGACCTTGATCCTGCAGGAGAACAGTTTATGTATGTATCTAAAATAATACCTGACATAGAATTTAAAGATTCCACTAATGCTACTGATACAGTTAATTTAATATTAAAGGGTAGACGTTATCCAACTGAAACTCTTAGCACTTTATCTTCTAACGCTTTGACTGCTGCAACTAATTTTAAAAATACAAGAGGCAGAACTAGACAAATTACTGTGCGTTTAGAAAATACAAGTGGAGATTTTAAATGGCGACTAGGAGATACTAGATTTGAAATAAGACCTGATGGAGCTAAATAATGGCAAGTAAATCATCACCCCCTTTACCATTACCTTTAGCAGACTATGAATTAGTAAATGAACAAATTACTAGAAGAACCATTGAACAATTATTTCAAGATGTGTTTAGCGAAATATCAGGAGTAGAAGATTTAAAATCTGCTTCTGGTTCTAAAGCACTTAGACGACATCAATTTTTATTAATGGGAGTTAAAGGTAATGTCTGATACTTTAAAAGTTTTAGGACAACAAGCACCTGCAGGTACTACAGAAACTATTCTTTATACTGTGCCTACAGCCACACAAACAACTATTAGTTCCATAGTAGCTTGTAATAGATCAGGCTCTGGCGTTACTTATAGAGTAAGTGTTGCAGTTGCCGGAGCGTCTACCAGTAATAAAGATTATTTGTTTTTTGATAAAGCTTTAGCAGCTAACTCATCAGACACAATAGTTATAGGAATAACAGTCACAGAAACAGATAGAATTAATGTATATGCCAGCGATGGCAATTTAAGTTTTACAGCTTTTGGTTGTGAAACCAAGGAGGAATAATATGAATGATCTTCAACAACAAGTACAAAATATAAGCCAACAAGGAAGGTTTGGTGATAATACACTTGTGCATATGAATCCTGCAGAGGTGCGAGGACTTGCACAAATGGGTCGTATCACTACTAACCCTAATACAGGTTTAGCTGAAGCATTTAGTTTGAATGATTTTTTAGGATTTGCTGCTCCAATAGTTGGTGGTATTTTTGGTGGACCAATGGGTGCAGCACTAGCATCAGGTGCGGTTACTACTGCTCAAGAAGGTAGTCTTAAAGAAGGAATCAAAGCAGGTCTTTTATCTTACGGATTAGGTAGTGCATTCAGAGCTGCGGGTTCTGCAGCAAAAGATACAACTGCATTTGCAGGCAGTTTAAAAGATGCAGGTACAACAGTAGGAGATGCAACTGCAGCACAATTAGATGCTGCTACTAAAGCTGGTGCAGATGCATCAAAAGAATTCTTAGCAGGAAGTGCATCCTTAACTAATCCAAAAGATTTTGATTTTTCAGGATTTACAAAAGGTGCTAGCGAAATGTTTAGCACACCTTTTGCAGGACAAAGTCCTTTGCAAGCTGTAGGTAATGTAGCTGAAGGATTAACAGACCCGAAAGCTTTCTTACCATTAGCTGCTGTAGGCACAGAAGCTGCATACCGAGCTGCTGAAGAAGATATGCAACAAGGCATAACTGCAGCAGAAGAGGATAGAGAAAGAAGAAGAATGCAAGCATTTATAGATAATCCTGAACCAGTTATATTTTCTGCAAGTGGAGGTTTAACGCAATTTGCGGAAGGTGGTGATACTGATAATGAAGATATAGTTTTAAATGTACCGCAAAGACAAACTCTTGCTATTAGTCCAGATTTTAGAGCAGGCTTTCAACCAGAAATGATGTACTTTGATCCAGCTACTATTAATCCTTCTTATGCTGCTTTGACTAATCAACCACCAAATCAAACTTTAGGACCAGTAACTAATGCAAATCTTGATACAAGTGCTTTAAACACACCAGAGTATATAACTGAAAATATTACTAATAACACAGATAAATTTGTTCCAACAGGTAATAAATTTTTAGGTATGGACTTAGGTGCTTTAATGGCTAATAGTCTTTCTGCTCAAGCTGTTGATCCTTACACAGCATATACAGGTGTTGAACCACCACAATTATTAGATGAAACAACAAGAACTATGGCTGAAGGTGGTGATACAGATTTACCAAATCCGGGTCTTAAAGCTTTACAAAAAGTTGCACCTAATGTTGTTAAGGATATGGGTTATCAAGAAGGCGGAATGACTGATGATCTTATGACAGAGACTATAGCTTTTATCTTAGGCGAATCAGATGATGAAACTGTTGTAGAAAAATTTATAGAAATGTATGGTGCAGAAACTTACATGCAACTTAGAGATACAGTTCTAAAAGAAATAACTAACCCTCAAGCACAAACATCTGGTCTTATTGAAGGGCAAGGTAATGGCGGTATGGATGATGACTTGCTTGGAACTATAGGTGGTAAAGAAGCAATTGCAGTTTCTCAAGATGAGTTTATTGTGCCTGCCGATGTTGTTTCTATGTTAGGTGATGGTAGTTCAGATGCTGGTGCTAACAAACTTTATAAAATGATGGATGATGTTAGAACAGAAAAAACTGGTACAACTAAACAAGCTAGCAGAATTAACGATCAAAGGGTGATGCCAACATGAATCAAGTAGCAAAAATACAAGAATCAACTTATGACTATAGTATTGTTACTGTAGATCAATTAATTTTAATCTGGGATGGCATAAAAAAAATGTTAGAAAAGTCATGCAAGCGTTCTAGTGGGAGAATAACTGTAGATGATATTTTTTATGAAGCTCTTAATGATAGAAAAAAAATCTGGATAATATTTGAAAACGATCAATTTAATATTAAAGGTGTACTAGTCACAGAGTTTTATGAATATCCCACGGGTAAACGCATGCTAAGTTTAGAGCATGTAGCTGGAGAAAAAATGGAAGAGTGGGTAGAGCTAGGTATAGATGCTCTAGAAGAATATGCTAAAAATAATCAATGTCATGGTATTGAAAGTATAGGTCGTGCAGGATTTTGGAATTGGGTTAAAGATAGACCTGATTGGAAAAAGCTAGCAATCTTTTGTGAATACGAGGTAAACAATGAGAAAATTTAAAGGCGGTGGTAGTTCAGGACCTAGCAGTCAAACAGTTGTACAAACGAATTTGCCTGAATATGCAGAGCCATATTTTACTAGACTATTAGGTAGAGCAGAAGGAGAGTCTTTACAAGGATATACACCTTATCGTGGTCAAAGATTATCAGACTTTACTGGTGATGAACAACTAGCACAACGTATGACTGCTGGTTACGCTACTGCTGGAACACCTAAAGGATTAACTGATGCAACTAACATAGCAACTGGTATTGCTGGTACAGATTATGGTGCAGGACCTTCGCAATATAATAATCAATTTCAAGTTGATCCCTATAAACGTATGGGTTTTGAAGAAGGTGTTTCTAGATTTATGAGTCCTTATCAGCAAAATGTTACTGATATTGTAAAGCGTGAAGCTGTAAGAGATTCAGCTATAAGAGGTCAAGACATTGCTTCAAAAGCCACAACTACTGGTGGTCTTGGTGGTTATCGTGAAGCTATTTTACAAGGCGAAAGAGAAAGAAACTTAGGTCAAAGATTAGATGATATACAAACTAAAGGCAGTCAAGCAGCATACAATCAAGCAGTGCAACAGCTTGCTAGAGAAAGAGGTCTTGGTATAAAAGAATCTGCTTTGATGGAACAACTAGGACAAAGTGAAGAAAAATTAAGATTAGCTGGAGTTGGTGTTGATCAAGCAGGAGCTAAGATAGGTTTAGCTGGCAGTCAATTACTGGGTGATCTCTCTGGTGAAACACAAAAAGATGCTCTTGCTAGAATTGGTGCATTGGCTAACGTAGGAGAGCAACAAAGAGCTATGGATCAAGCTGGCTTAGATATGGGTTATGAAGATTTTTTACGTCAACAAAATTACACTAGAGATCAGTTAGGATTTTTAAGTAATATTTTACAAGGTTTGCCAGTACAACCTAATCAAACACAGTCTACTTATGCTAGACAACCTACTTTATTTCAATCATTACTAGGTGGTGGTTTACAAGGACTAGGTTTATACAAATCATTACAAGGATAATATTATGTCTAATTTAATTAAAGCAGCAGAAGAACTAGAATATGTGCCAAAAGAAAATTTAATTCAAATGGCTCAAGCAGGCGACACTAGATTCCCGCCTTATTTAGTTTTAGCAGAAATACAACGTAGAACTCAAAATGAGAAAGCATATAGTGCAATGCAACCACCGCCTACTACTACAGTAGCAGAAGAAAAAGTTGCAGAGTTTGCACAGTCAGGTTTAGGAGGCATGGCTTCTCCACTTTTCTCTCCTCCCCCAGAGGATTTGCCCATGTCTCCACCTATGCAGATGGCAGCTAGCGGTGGCTTAACCGGTTATGCAAATCAAGGTAGAACTACTTATGACAGAACCTTTGGGGAACAACTACGGGCTAATCCATATCTTAAAACTCCTGTAGCTATATTTGATCTTATGGATTATCAGGGAGCAGGCAGAAGAGCTGTTCAACAAGAACGAGAACGAGACGAGTTGAAAAAATTAGCAGAAAAATTTGCTATAGAAGAACAAGATTATGATGATAATTTATTAGACAATAACCCTTTTGTTTTTCAAGATGGTAACGGAAAACCGCCTCCAGATACAACTCCAACAACAGATGTATTTGGTACGTTAGATGAACTTAAAAAACGTATGCAAGATGTTGAGTATAAATCTCCAACTGCTGATGATTTAAGAAATGATAGAACTTCAGAAACTCTTATGTATTTAGGTTCTTTAATTGCAGGTTCAACTGATAGAAAACAATTCGGAGAGGGTTTAGCTGACTTAACTAGCAAAGTCGTAGCTAGCAAAAGAGCTGATGATAGATTCTTAAATGAAGCTAAATTAAAAGAAAGAGGCTTGTTTAGTTCTGACTTGCAATTAGCTACAGCTTTAGAAACCTTAAAAGTTAAAGCAGTACAAGCTAAAAATACTGCAGCTAAAAATAAAATTGACGAAGCTCTTGGTATGATTCAAGCTGCAAATCTTGCCGATATGCAGACTAGAAAAAAATTACTTGATCAAGCAACAAAAATATTTTTAGGTTTAGGTGGTGAAAGTGCAACAAGTCAAGCTGATGTAGATGCTATTCTTGGTGGTGCTAAAAACTAATGCAAAGAATAAATTTACCAGATGGCAGATTTGTTGAAGTACCTGACGATATAACAAGAGAACAAGCAATAGATTTACAAAATCTTTTAGCTTCTGAATATCCAGATAATTATTCTCCTTATCAACCAGACATAGAAACATCTTTAGGTGGTGACGCTCTTGAAGTAGTTAAAGGTATACCTAGAGGTTTAGCTTCTACATTCTTGTCTGCTGGTGAAGGTATAAATAATTTATTTGATTCTGGCAATGACAATGACCTAGGAGTTTATTTACGAGACTTACAACAAGCTCTTAATGAAAGTAGCATTGGTCCATCAGAAGGTTATGAGGATAGGTTTAGTTCTAAGCTAGGACAAGGTCTTGGTTCGTTTGCATCGTTTATGATTCCGGGAACACTAGCTGCTAAGACTGCAGGTCTTGCTGGTAAAGCTGCCAAGGTATCAGAAACTTTAACTAAAGCTGGTAAATCAACAGATCAAATAAATAAAGCAGTTAGAAAAGTTTATCGACCACAAACCTATTCAACTCTGGCATTAGCAATGCCTGTCGGTATAGCAGAACAAGGTCGTAATATTAGAGAAGCTGAAGCACTAGGCGAAGATGTTTCTGGTGGACAAGAGTTATTTGCAGAAATATTAGGTGCTGGTATTGGTGCATCAGAAATATTTGCACCACAAAGATTGTTAAGAAGCATAGACAAAACAACTGCTGCTAGATTGAGAGTACCACAAAGATTAGTTGATGCTTTACAAACTGGTGGTGTTGAAGGTCTGCAAGAAATGACGGCTGGCATATTACAGGATGTAGTATCTAGAGGAGTTTATAGTGACAAGCTACCAATAGGAGACTCCGCTTTAGATGATGCAACTGTAGGTGGTGCTACTGGTTTTATAGCTGATTTATTTTTGCGAGGTATTGCTGGCAGGAAATCTTTTGGTAGTCAATATGAACAAGAAAAAGAAGCACAAACAGGACAACAAATAAATGAAGCTCGTAACAAAAATAAAAAATTCTATGAAACTGTAGAGAATGACAATGATATAGAAAATCTACAAATACTAACTGAAGAACAAGCACAACCATTTGTTGGTCCGGTTAATGACAATATAATTCCAGAAGTTAACGAAACAAAAGAAAATATAGTTGAAGATGAATTAGACAAACTTCCTGTATTAGAAGATTTAATAGTTGAAACACAACAAATAGCTAATCCAACTACTAGAGAGTTTGACACAATATTTAATCTAGTAGGTTCTGAGACTGGTCAAATATTTGGTCAGTTCAATGATAACGAAACTGCTCTGCAAGCTAAACAAAAAATAGCTGCAGGAATATCTGCAGATTTTGTTAATAGATTAGCTGATCAAACTGCTGATATAACTGGATTTGTAAATAACGGCACAATAAAAGCTTTAGGTCGTAAACTTTATCATCCTAATTACAATAATATAAATGCTAAAACTATAGCTATGTTTGATTCAAGAACTAGTGAATCAAGAAAAGCACAAGTGGCAGAGCAAAAAGAAATTGACGCAACTAAGGCTGAGATTGAAAAAGAAATACAAGCAATACAATTAGCTGGTGCTGGTTCGGTAAGTCCACAAACTTTGCAAAAATTAGAACGCTTAGAAAAAAAATTACAAACTTTGTCTGTTGTTGATTACAAACAAGGTAAGCAAAAACTAGTTAAACAAAAAAGAAAAGACCTTGCTCCTTTAGATCAAGTTTATGAGCGTGCAAGTAAATTAGGTTTAGATCAAAAAAATAATTACACAATTAAAGAGGCAAAAAAACTTTTAAAACCTGAAGACTTTAATTCTTTAATGTCAGAAAAAGCTAACATAATTTACAAGACTGATGAAAAAACAGGAGCTATTAAATCTATTCAACAAGACGCTGACAGAATAGATGTAAGTCGTAAAGCATTGCAAGATACTTTGAGTAGTAAAAGAATAAAAACTAGAATAAATAGTCTTGAGTTTGAGTACATTGCTGAAACATTAGTTGGAGAAAAAAACTTTAACAAAATGAATCGAGGACAAAAAGAATTATTGATAACCAGACTTAAAGGTTTGCCAATAATGTCTGATTTAGCCACAGGTTCTTTTGATGCTTTACAAAAACTACCTGACATGAAACCTAGAGAATATACTGCTCAAGATGTCCGAGCTTTTTATCGAGGTATAAAAAACGAACCAAGTGCTAGAGCTGTTACTGACAAAGAAATAGATTTCTTTTTTAATCTAAGAGATAAACAACTTAATAAAAAACAAAGAGATCAATTCAAAAAAGATTTGGTTGAAAGTGGTAGAGCTATAAAAGTTGGTAATAGAGTGCGTTTAAATCCTGACTTTGAAAAAGTACAAGCACAACGTAGTACACCTTTCTTTGAAACTGAAGCAGAATATTTAGCTAGATTAAATAAATCTGGATTGCCACAAGAAACTATTAAAGAAAAAGTTGCTGTCCAATTATTAGAAAATAAAAATAGATTAGCCATACCTGAAGTTGATCCTAATAATGCTGAATCACAAATAAGCGAAGAAGCCAGAGAAGAGTTGTACAAAAGAATAGATGAAAGACTTGTAGGTTATGGTATATCAAAAGATATAAGAGTTAGGATAGTCAATGGCATTAGATCAAGTAGAAAGTTAGGTCTTACTTCAAGCGGTCAACCATATTTTAAAGCTAAAACAAAAGAAGAAGAAACTGCAGAGATGGAGTTTGATCAAAACTTAAATGACATATTTATCTTTAGTGAAAAAATATCAAAAGATATTGATGGCACACCGGAACAAAGAGAACAAGTCATAGATAATGTACTGGCTAATATAGACCATGAGACTATTCA